GTATGCGTATGAACAAGCATTCTTTTTCGGTAATGAAGTTGGTTACTACGGTATAGACTCAGCAAATGCAGTAGAAGACTTACGAGCTTCTTCAGGTAATGAGAACTTAGTACCTTTATATAACATAGGATTAGAAGAAACATTTCTACAAAACATACCTTCTGATAGAGTTATAGATTATCAGTTAGCTTTAGTGCAGTCAGGATTTTTAGACCCAGGTACATTTACATCAGGAGAATATGATACAGCAACTAAAGAAGCAGTTAAAGCATCTTTTAGCTATATGAATCCTAAAGCACAGTTTGGAATAGACTCTAATGATTTACAAGAAATAGCACTAGCTTCAGGTGGAAACAACACAGCTTTCTTAGGTTTTATAAGAGACTTTTACCTAGATGGATTAGATGACATTGGCTTTTCAGATGTAGATACTATGAATCAAGGTCCAAGTATTCTAGTGATGCCTAGTCCTGATAACCTAAAACAACAGATAGATACTGCTGTAACGAGCATAACTGGTGTAACGCCTAATGATACTTTGTATTATGGTGTACAGGAATGGGCTTCAGGAAAGATAAGAGAGTTAACAGAAAGTTACGAACAAGGAAAACGTAATTATAGAAATCAAACACGTATGGCACAAGAAGATGCTTTGAGAAGAAAGAAGTTTGGTTTACCTGAAAAGACATATGAGATAGACGCTCCAATGACAGAAGAGGGAATAAGTTCAGCATTTAATTATGAATTACAAAATTATGTCAAGTCAAAGTATGGAGATTTAATAGATGCAGGTCAAGAAGAAAATGCTTATCGTAATGGTATAGCTTCTGTAATAGCAGCATTTAGTAAAAGATAAATATGGAACTTACAAAAGATTTAATAAAACATATAAAAGATTTAGAAGGTTTAAAGTTAGTAGCATATCGTGATGTCAATAATGTATTGACTATAGGGTATGGTCATACTAATGCAGCAGGCTCATTTAAATTCAAAGACGGAGATACTATATCTCCAGAAAAAGCATTAGAGATATTGCAAGAAGATTTAAACGAAGCAGAAGGTTTTGTGGAACAAATGTTAGAGAATAGAAAGCTAGATATTACTAATCAGCAGAAAAAAGATTATATGACTTTAGTTTATTTCAATAGACCTTGGGCATTAAGAGATACAATGGATGTAATTGCAGGAGATAACTTTGACGCTATACGTCCTAGTCAACTAGAAAGCTACAAAGATTACAGAGAAAAAGATGCGCCTACTTGGTTTCAAGATAGAGTAACTAAAGAGCTTGCATATCTAAATGAGTTTGATGACCCAACAGAAACAGGTGGTAATGCTACTGATACTAAAAAACCTATAGCAATATATCTAGAAGGTAAGCCACAGTTAGTTGACCCTAACGTAGCTGATATGATTGTACAAAATACTGATTACACATATGAGCCAACAGGTGTTTCTAATTTACGTAGAGAACAATCAAAATATCAAGCTAGAATAAAGATTAAAAGACTTGGCGATTTATTTAATAGGGAGGTGAATCCAGGTGAATGAAGACGAGTTAACTATAGAAGGTATGCCTGCTAGTGAACTTATAGATGAAAAGGAAGTAGAAGAGTCTTATACTCCTACATACAATAACTATACTGGTCATTCACAAAAGCCTACTCCTGAACAAGTTTATTATGATGGTAATTTTTACTATTGGTTATGGGATATCTCTGGAAACCTAGATGAAGCAGACGGTACAAGTTGGTTAGCTTACAGAGCAGGTACTAGATATAACCCTAATGGTTTTAATGACACACCTAGTGGAGAGAATAGAACTGGTCCACAAGCAGTAACAACAGCACCAGGCAACTTAGTTGGAGATGACATCTTAGATATAAAACAGATATCAGGCTCTTATAACTTGCTTGATGGTTGGAATCCTGGAGAACAGTTTGAAGACAGAATAGCTATGTATGAAGACGTAGCACCATTCTTTTTTGAATCTGTTGTCGATGAACAAGGTAATGTTGAATATCCAGGAATGTCACTACTCTTTGATTCAGTAGTAAGTGGAGTTCCTATTGATGAAACTGACCCTAGGTTAATTGCACTCAAAGCTCCTTACACAAATGAAAAGATACAATATTTAAACGCTTTAGGAAAATCAGGTTACACAATATCAGGCAAACCAAATCAAAAGTTATTAGCTTTGAAGGTTACACGAGCTGGACAACTAGACAGTGCATTAGCTAGTCTAGGTTTGAATCCTAATAAATATAAAGTAGATAATTCAGATACTTATGAGGGGTTATTAAATATAGCTGTACAGGGAGACATATCTGCTGGGTTACTTAAAAACTTTATTGGTTATGTTGAAAACCTAGATGGCTATGCAATAGGTTCTGAAGATACCTTAGCACCGTTGTTTAACAATGTTGCAGATAAACTTAATGTTGATAGTTCAGGATTAGATTTATCAGACTATATCTTTAACAATAAAGCACAGGCAAAGGGAACAGAGATTCTCGGTGCAGGTGTATACAATGGATTAGCTGAAAGTGAAAAGAGAACTATAGCTACTCTGTATGCAACTGAAGGTGAAGAGAGTGTCAAAGAGTATCTACAAACTATATTTGATAACAACCCTTACTTTGAAAAGTATGCAGGTAAAGGTCTTAACTATGGAAAGATAGTTGGTCCATACCTAAAACTATACGCATCAATATACGGAGATAATCCTGATGAAACTAGCACAGAGTTCTTAGAAGAACTTAATAATGGTTTCCAAGATGCTGGTAAAAACTTTAGACAGAAAGCATACAATAGTAACAATAAGTTTTTTGCTTACAACTTAGCAAGTGAGATGAACAAGTCCATGGGTGGACCAGTAGTTAGGAGCATATAGTGGTAACAGTATATAGAAAAGATGATTTAACAGGTATAGAGTTAGAAGGTACAAGTCTTAAGTTAGATGACATGTTAGCTAATGGCTATACAACAGATAAGTCAGAAGCTGTTGCTTTATCTACTACAGCAGGTGGCTCAAACTTTACAGGTGGAGGAGAGACTACAGATTCTACACCAATTAAAGAAGAAGACTTATCTCCTTATAGCAGAGAACAAGCCAAAGTATTATTGCCATACATCACAAAGTTAGACCCAGTACGCGGAGAGAAACTAATAGATTCTTATACACAAGGTTTTATTGATACAGGTAAAGCAGAGTTTGCCCTAGCAAATATGCGTTCAACAGTTGAATACAGCGAAATGTTTGAGGGTATAAAAAGAAATGATGGAAGTCTTAGAATGACAGAAGCACAGTACTTACAGAATAAAGAAGCTGTTGCTATTCATTTACAAGAGTATGACCTAGGTGGATATGCAAAAGAAAACTTAGATGTAATATTTCCTAAATTATTAGCTAACAATGTTAGTCCTGATGAGTTAAGAAATAGAGTTAAAGCAGTATCAGATACTATAACTTCATTACCTGAAGAACAGAAAGCACAAGTTCTTGGACAATACTCACAGTATTACTCTGATGAATTAGGAGAGACTGTAGATATGAGTGAATCAGCTTTAGTTGCTATTGCTATAGACCCTGAAGTTAATGCACAAATACTTTCTAAAAGATTAAACGTATCACAAATAAGTGCAACGTTTGAAAGAGTTAGTGGAGAAGAAATAGATTATGACGCAGTACAAAGACTTGTTAGTGGAGGTATTACTTCACAAAGAGCAGCTAGTGAGTTTGAAACAGCTACTGCTAGAGCTATTACTGCTTCAAGATTAGCTAGAAGATTCGGTAGAGCTAAGACAGAATACTCAGCATTAGAGTTTGCAGAGATGGGTGCAGCGCCTGATACACAATTTGCAGAACAAGTTGGAACATTAGCAGCACAAGCAGAGTCTGAAAGTGCTGTACAGATAGGTGCAAAGAAAACTCAACAAGGTGCAGTAAGTGGCTTGACAGAGGCATAAATCTGCTATACTAATTGTAGTGCCTGGCAGGAATCGGCACTTAAAAAATAGGGCTGCATTTCGATAGCACTACCAAGGTGTGTTGTCTGTATTTTTAAAACCTTGTGAAATCCCTTTAATTACCTAGCGATTATGTTATGGGATTATTTATATGCTAGAGAAAAGATGGAGATAAAAATGGAAGATATAAACAATTTAGACCAAGCAGCTACAGAACAAGCTGAAGATTCTAATGATAATATAAAGCAACTTAGGGATGAGTTTAAAAAACTCAAAGCTGAGAACAAAGCATTCAAGGCTCAGGCTATGGGTAGCGCTTTAGAGTCATTAGGACTAGAACCTGAAAAAGGTATTGGTAAAGCTGTAACTAAATTATATGAGGGCGAGATGGATGTAACATCTATCAAAGACTTTGTACAAAATGAGTTTGGTGATGCTATTAATGCTGAACCAGCAGCAGTACCTCAACAAGCAGGTAATGTAGTAGAAGCTCAATCGCGTGTAGAGCAGCTAAATAAACTTGGTGTAAATGCTGAGCCTACAGACGTAGGTCAAGAATTTGTAAATTTTGTTAGAAATCCAAATACAAAACCAGGAGATTCTATCAATGCAAAATTGCGTATGATGGAAACTCTTAAACAACAAGATAAAAAATAATTTATAGGAGAAGATAAAAATGGCAGCAATATCGTTAACAAACAGTACGATTTATGCACAAAATATTAATAACTTCGCTGGTGAATTGTTCAAAGTCGGTGGTCAAAGAACACCTTTATTATCCGCAGCTGGTGGATTAAACGGTGGTAAGACATTAAACTCTACATTTTGGCAAGTCCAAGTAGAAGATAATGCTACCGTTTCATCTGAACCAACTAAAGGACAAGAAGGTGCAGCACCTACAGAATACCTTGGAAGAGACAGAGCTGCATACACATATGTAACTCAGATTTTTCATAAAGGTGTACAAATGACCTATACCGCTTTGGCATCTACCCAAAATCAAAACCCATTTGATTTATCAGCAAACATTGCGAACTCTTCAGACGGAGACGGAACAGTGACAGCTGGTGACAAATTGGCTATGTTCGGTGGTAGCCCAGTGGCAGACGAATTTGCTTTTCAAATGGAAAAAGCAATGGAAAAAGTAGCAAGAGAAGTTGAGTGGTTTGCATTCAATGGTTCTTTCTCAGATGGTGCTAACGTAACACCTGGGTCAGGAACAAGAGAAATGTACGGTCTTGATGTATGGATTACCATAGGCAAGAACGCCAACAACGCTGCAGCAGTTAACCCATTAGGTGGTAACTGTTTCTACAATGACACTTCAGGTGACGGAACTGGTTCAAGTCAAGTCATCTCTTTCGCAACTATATCAGGTGCGTTAAAGAGAATGTATGACAACCATGCTCCAATGTCGCAACCTGTACTATGTGTTAGTCCAAAGCAATTACTAGACCTTAACAACGAGCTTGTTAAAGGTACAGTTGATATAGCAGGAGCAATCATTCCTAGAGATAGAAATGTTGCTGGTATAGATATTGATACAGTCATTACACCATTCGGTTCAATCGGATTGATGGTTATTGACCCAGATATCATGCCAACAGGCACTGCTTTCATCTTAGACTTAGCTTACATACAACCAGTATTCACAAATATCCCAGGATATGGAACTGTGTTCGTACGTGACATTGACCAAGATGCAAACGCTAGAATTGGTAAAGCAATTTATATGGAGATGGGATTCGAGTTCGGACCTCCTTCATACCATTGTAAAATTCAAGCAGTAAGTTAAATAATAATTGAAGATTAGGGTGGAACTCCACCTCCGCCCTTATCTTCTGCTATAGTAAGGAAGATATGATTAAATCAAAAACAGCTTTAATAGATATATCTGCAGACAATAACAACTCTTTAGGAGTACAAACTGAAGGTATGTTGCTTTGTGGCATTCAATTCCCTGCAGCCATGACAGGTTCTAATATTACATTTGACTTTTCAATGGATAACAGCACATGGGTAGACGTAACAGAAACAGATGGTACTGCAGTTACATACGTAGTAACAGCAGGAGACATGGTAAGAGTAGACCCTAGTGGTTGGGCTTTTGCTAGTAATGGCTACATAAGAGTTACATCCGATGGAAACGAAGCAGCAGATAGAAGTTTAACATTACACTTTAGACATAGTTAGGAGAACCAATGGCTAATATTGGTAATCTAGTAGATAGAACCTTTAGAGAATATCTAGAACCTATGGATGATATTGTTAGTTACACAACACTATCAACTTCCATGAATGATTCAGTAACATCTGTTGTATTCAATGGAGACTTATTATCTGTAGAAGAAGAAGATGCTTTAGACGCAGGTGCAATAATAGAAATAGGTCAAGAACTTTTAATATGTACTGACCTCAATGCTGTAACTAATACAATTACAGTTACTAGAGCAGCTAGAGGAACTACTGCAACTAGTCATACAGCAGGAGACTTAATAAAAATAGCTCCACCGTTCCCACGTAAGAATGTATTTGATGCTGTATGTGACCAGATTAAAAACTTATACCCAACTTTATTTGCTATAGAAACATTAGAAGTTGTTGTTGGAGATGGATTTACTTTATTAGGTTCTTACTCAGCTCCAGGAACTAATAACTATTTAGTAGCACCTATAAAATCTATATCACAGTACACAGACTTTGCTGCTAATTCAGATTCAACAAATGTTGTATTTAGAGGAGTAGCTGTTGAATTAATAGACCTACCTAATCCATTTGTATACAATGATAATGATGGAGTAGAGAGAACAATAACTTATACAACAGGTCCTGACGTAGTACACGCATTACAATTTGCAGGTATAGCATCAGGTCATACTGCATATGTAACATTTAAAAAGAAATTTATTGACCCGACTGCAGAAACAGACACTCTTGCAACAGTAGGATTAGAAGATGAATATGAACCTATTATCATGGCTGGTGTCGCTGCACATATGCTTAGTGGTAGGGATATTCCTACTGCAACAACTGATTACATAACTGACCAACTTTCTACATCAAGTTTCCCAGTTGATTCAGCAACAAGAATAAGAAACTCTTTATTGAGTTATCAGAGAGCTTTAATACAACAAGCTAGAAAAGACTTAAGAGCCAGGTATCCAGAACCAGTTTCAATAAACAATATAGTGTACTAATGCCTAGAGTAGCTACAACTATAAACACTTCTAACCCAAAGCGTTATGGGTATGATGTAAGAATTGATGATATATTACTTCGTTCTGCTGCTGGTCCAGGTAGAGAAATGCAAATACAATCATCAGATGTACAAG